GCATGACGCGTTCGTCTCGTTCACGCTTCCATTCCTCGCGCTCGGCCGGAGATACGATGATGCGCCTGATCTCATGCACCTGTTTCAGTGGCTGGCCTGGAACACCCGCAATCTCGTTNACATTGGTCTCTTTCCAGCGGGCCCGGGCCTTCAGCCAGAAGATGGCGGCGGTAACAGCCTCGCGCCCTTCGCCGGTTGCCTTGCGATAAAGGTTCTCGGCAACCTTGGCATTGGCCTTGGCCCGGGCCTTCAGCCAGAAGATGGCGGCGGTAACAGCCTCGCGCCCTTCGCCGGTTGCCTTGCGATAAAGGTTCTCGGCAACCTTGGCATTGGCCTTNGTATGGCCATGGTCGAGNTCCTGCCGGTAATGGCGGCGTAAGGTCTTTGGATCGATGCCGATCAGGCCGGCAATTTCCGCCTCNGGAATGCCATANCCGGCCAGTGTCTCGACCTGACGCCGATGGTAAGCATCGGGCTGATGTCTCGGGCGCCCCATCAGTCTTTCCCCTTGGTACGATCTGCCTTGACCTGCGCAAAGGCGCGGCCATTGCCGTCCAGAATAGCGGCCCCGCCGGTAAATGCCTGCCAGCGCAGAATGGCCATGTCGACATAGGCGGGATTGAGCTCGATGGCATGGCAGGAGCGGCCGCTCATCTCGGCCGCAACGATGGTGGTGCCGGAGCCGCAGAATGGCTCATAGATGGCCTGTCCGGGTGAGGAGTTGTTCTCCATCGGGCGGGGCATGCACTCAACCGGCTTCTGCGTCGAATGGCCGGTTTCGTTACGGGCAGGCTTCGGGATCTGCCAGACCGTGGTCTGCCGGCGGTCACCAGCCCAGTGGCCTGTGCCGCTCTCGCGCACCGCATACCAGCACGGCTCATGCTGCCAGTGATAGTCGCCACGCGACAGCACCAGCTGGCCCTTGTCCCAGATGATCTGCGAGCGCAGCCGGAAGCCGGCGGCGGCAAGACTGTCGGCGACGGTCCCCGCATGCAGGCCTGCGACATCGCCACCAAACAGCGCCCATGCCTCACGCCAGTCCGCCCGGTCGTCGTTGAGCACCTTGCCGGTGGCAAGCTCGCCCCTGGCAGCCACACCAGCCCTCAGGCGCCACTCGGGGTCATAATCGACGCCATAGGGAGGATCGGTCACCATGAGGTTTGGCCTCACGCCACCCAGCACACGCTCTACGGCTTCGCGATCGGTACTGTCGCCGCAGAGAAGCCTGTGTTGGCCGAGCAGCCACAGATCGCCCTGGCGGCTGACGGCGACCTCGGGAACGTCCGGCACATCATCTGGATCGGTGAGCCCGGGCGTGCCCCGGTTCATCAAGCTGCTGATCTCCTCCTCGCCGAAGCCGGTGAGGGACAGGTCGAAGCCGAGGTCCTGCAGGTCGCCGAACTCAAGTGCCAAAAGCTCGGCATCCCAGTCGGCATTCATGGCCAGTCTGTTGTCGGCGATGACATAGGCCCGCTTCTGCGCCGCGCTCAGACCGGCAAGCTCGATCACCGGCACATCTGCCATCCCGAGTTTGCGGGCCGCCAGCAGCCGGCCGTGGCCGGCAATGACGCCGTTGTCGCCGTCAACCAGGATGGGGTTGGTCCATCCGAACTCCCGCATCGACGCCGCAATGTCCGCCACCTGCGCATCCGAATGCGTGCGGGCATTGCGCGCGTAGGGGATCAGGTCACAGGCAGGGCGGTAGTCGAGGGCAAGAGGGCAAGGATCGGCGGCTTCGTTCACTTTTAGAGGCGCGGGATCGCCGGGTGTCGTAGGCGGGATTTCGTCGGTGATGGTGCTGTCTTTATGCATTTTTCCCGCTCACTTTGGTTCATGCGGGAAGTATAGATGGCAGCTAACTTATTGCTATCCCAGCAGTTTTTCTCACCGCTTCGCTCGATTGCGCAAAGGTCGTCAATTAGCGCCCTTAAAATCAGGCCCATGACGGATATGACGTTTTGTCTGATTACCGCCGTTACGCGCGCGCGTGAACGGTGGATGGCATAACAGGCGTCATATCCGTCATGGAGCGCGCAACGTCTCAGTCGGGTCCGTTGACGGCGATGCCCTGGAACCCGCGACCAGTCATTTTTCGATTGGGCTGGAAACCTTTCGTCTCGAGGGTCTGGCTAAGGTGTTTTGCGGAGCCTATGAACTCGCCGGCCTCGTCGGCCCAGGCCTTCCACGATTCAAACAAGACGGTGCTGGAGGTCCATCGGCTCGGGTCACGCACGCAGCAGTCATCGATCCAGGCCGCGACGACGTCTTCGGCGTCGAGATAGGCAGCGGTCGCGTCCTGCACCGCCTTTGGTGGGATCAGCCCCTCCCGTTGCCAGTTCAGGCAGCCCTGGATCATCCAAGAAAAAATGCCCGGCCATTCGCCCTTCAGCTTGTCTGGCAGGTGAGGATCGCGTTCCTCTGGAGGAATAGTCACCCTAAAGGGCAGCAGATGGAGCCTGCGCCGGATGGCTTCGTCGACAGAGCGAAGCCCCGGCTTGTGGTTGCCGGCGATGACCAGTTTGAACTGTGGTGAGAATTCAAAATAGTCCTGGCGCATGAAACGCGCTGCAATCCTGTCGCCGCCCGTCAATGTCTTGATGCGGCTCTCCGCCCAGCGACGTCCTTCCTCCGTCTCGATTGCCGTCACCAGCCGCGCGCCGCGAAGGCCCGCCAAATCGGTTGGATGCCGCTCCGAAGATGATGCCGTGAACGTTTCGATCGCTGCGGTCCGATGGTAATCTTTTAGAATGCCCGCGACCGTATCGATCATCACCGACTTGCCGTTGGCACCACTGCCGAAAAGGAAAAACAGCGCATGTGCCGAGGTATCTCCGGTCAGCGTGTAGCCGAACATGCGTTGTACGAAGTGCTGGAGATCCCTGTCGCCAGCGGTAATACGATCGAGGAACGACAGCCAGCTGGGACAACTTCCTTCCGCCGAGGCTGCGGTAATTTTTGTACAGTAGTCTAGGGGGCTATGCGGGCGCGTTCCGCCGGTCCGCAGATCGACAATGCCGTCCGGCGTGTTGAGAAGCCAGGGGTCTGCGTCCCATTGATCGGCGTCCGCAGCCAGTCTGCGGTCGGACTTTGCCAATCTCTCAACGGCGGCCACGGTCCTAGCATTGGCAATGGATGAGGCAATCTTGCCATCATTGCACTCGGAAGCTGCCTGCCTGCAAATGGCTCGTACCTGGTCATAGGCGAACAGCGTTTCGTCAATCTGCCACCACTTTCCAGTCCAGCGCAGCCATTTACTCCACGCCGCGACGTAGCGCAGGTCATCTCGATGCTGATCCGCAAATTGCAGAGCGAGTGCGTCGTCAGAGAAGGCCGGCGGGCAGTTCTCCTCGGCAAGGGGGCCGGTGAGGGGTATCAGGTCGCCGGTCATGCAACGCGCCTCTCTGGAACCAGAATTGAGGGCGTCGGAACGGTGTCGATGAGCGACTTCAGCCTGCGGCCATGCAACATGTTGGCGGCAGCGATCGGACCCTGCAGGTCGCGCAGGATACGTGCCGCCTGACCGGCATCGACGATGGCGGCGCCGCGGCAGGCCGTCCTCAGCCACTCGAGCGCGGTTTCGTGAACGGCGAGGCTGCCGCCCATGAAATAGGTAGCCGGATTGAGCGCTGCGCAGAGCCCAAGCAGTGCGCATCTGCCGAACATCGTCGTGACCGCAGCCTTGTTGGCGAGCGGGATGGCGACGAGGTCGACGACCGTCTCGTCGTCGGCGCCAATTGCCTCGAACACCAAGGCCTCGTTGTCGTCCACGACCGAGAAGTCGAAGCGGGCGCCAGGATAGAGCGAGATCGATGTCACGACGATCCCGCCGATATGGCAGCCGACTACCCTGAGGTCGATGCCCAGCGCCCTCACAATCGCCAAAGTCTCGACCAGGCGTGCATCGGCGAGTTCATGCAATTCGCAGCGCGCGGCAAGGAGGACATGTTCTATCATGCTGATCCTCCCATCCTGCGAACAAGTCTTGCGATCAGTTATCCGGCTAGCCTGAAAAAATCCGGTCATCGCGTCCTCCCCGCAAGGAAGGCATGTTCAGCAATCACCAGTGCCAGGTCGGCAGAGATGGCATAGCGGGACAGAAGAAGATGAAGTTGAAGGTTGAGGGGGTTTGGAGTAGAAGTTTCGACGTCATCTTTGCTCACCGGCATCTTGACAGCGGCCCGGCCAGCGCCTGCCAGCGCTCGCGGGCCAACTCTTTTTGATTTCATGATGATCACTCCCACGAACCAAGGATCGAGGAGTGGGTTTCAGCGCGACGGCGGCGTTCGTAGGCCTCCACATCCGTCAAGGCGTAGACGATCTTGCCGCCAAGCTTGTGGTAATGCGGGCCAGTCTTCAACCAGCGCCAGCGTTCCAACGTGCGCGGGCTCAGGCGCCAGCGGCGGGCAAGTTCCTGTTGGTTGAGGTAGATGGGAAAGGTCTCTGCCATGTTGGGCTCCTGAGCCGGCTTTTCGCAGTTGCGCCGATGCACCCGCTAAAGCGTTGTCGATGGCAGGAATTGTCAGGTTTGCGCGGGTTTGCAGATATGCTCAGCTGGAAGAAAGGCGTGACAGGGATGCACCAAATTATGCAACCTTTTCAAGGAAATGGCCAAGTGTCACGACAATGTCACTTAATTTACGTGACAGTCACGTTTCACTTCTTCTTGAGAATCAGGTCAGGATTAAGTCGATAGCCGGTCCAGTTTTGGCTCTCGAGGATCCTATCACCTTCGACCGAATACCCCACGCAACCCACAAACTGTTTCTCGAGCGACTGTCTTATGCGCTTAACATGCTGACGAAGGTTTTGCTCCGAGATCGACATTTTGGTCGTGATGCACCGTGTAGGGGTAAAGCGGTACTCCGTTTTCGCCAGTCCTTCCTCTCGGTCTATCAAAAATTGTTCAGCGAGCAGCATGAATAGCTCACACCTTCGGCCCTCGAGAACTGGTCCATCAGCGAACAAGATGCGGTGAATCTGCTCTTCGATTTCGAGGGCGATCGGCCTCGGTTGTGCCATCATAGTCGCAGGTTGCCCTGTCTCATCTGGCAATGACGGCGGCCATAGAGTTCGGATCCCCGAACTTGGAAGCATTATCTCGGTGTATGCCGCTCTAAGCGAGTCATGAAGAAAGCAAAGGTAATCCTGGCCGCTGCGGCTTGCAGCAAGCTCCAGGGCGGCCCATTGATGTTGGGGTACGATCACATGATCACCAGCATCATCGAAGGCTGCCGCTGAGATGTCTCCTTGGCCCAGATGCCGCCAGAGTGTCTCTCGTGCGCTTTTGATGGACATGAGCATGGGGAGATGCCAGGCGTCGGAACCGACGGCCTCCAGTCCGCAAAGGTGTGAGAGGCTCAGCGGTCCGAGCGTTACCAGCTCTTCGCCAGATATCTCGTAGGGGCCGTCTCCGTCGAGAAATCGTCGATTAAACGAAGTCCATTCCCAGCAGTCGGATCGATAAGCATCCATCGCCTCGCGCACGCAACTGATGTCGCGCCAGGCGATCCATGACACCGCCATCGCCAATGTCCAATGGGACAGGCCCATCGGATCGCAACTTCCTTCCGGCGGTCTCGACGCAATGGGCAAAAGTCCCCATTTTGATGCCAGTTGCTCGATTTCGCCGGAGGCCAGCAGCCCATTCGCGGCAAGCCCGATCAAATGTGTCCGTAACGCCTGAATGGATGCAGAGGGAACCGCTTCTGTATAATTTTTTCGCTCAATCTTCGCCGCCAGCCAGGGGTCGAACTCGTTTTGCCTCACAAAGGGCGTACGCCCAACCAGGCCGTCCCAATACCCGCCGTGCCGGTGCACGATCTGGTCTTCCAGGAAGGCTCGTTCGGGGAAATACACCGAGCCCCAGGAATCTTGGGGAATGGCAGAATTCTCGGAAGCACCAGCTACCCTCACCAACGCGCTCAGCGAGCCCGTTGCGAAAGCGTTCCTGAACTCATCCAACAGCGAATTGGTCACCTTATCCAAGGAAGCTTTGCTCGGGCCTACAATCTGCGGTGGGCACTCCTTGTAGGTGATCATGTCGTGAAGTTCGGCCACAGGGTCGTGGCCAAACCAGAGGCCCAAAACAAACGAATCATACGCCGCACGCAGAGAAATGCAGCCTTCGGGAATCAGGTCCGGCATGAGCAATGGTACCGTACGCAATAGTGCGCAGCATTGCAGTTTTCTGCGCGCCAATCCACGGCAATTCGACGTCAGGTGGTGCGACCAGTTCGAGACAGCTAGATCTTGGCTAGCGAGATCCGGAATACAACTGATTTGTCTGGCCCAAACCCAATCTCACCAAATCTCATGACCGCGGCCGAACGCTTGGTCGAAATCGCGACGATATTGAGCGCCGGATTGATCCGGCTACGTGCACGACAGTCAAGCAGACTATCTGCTCAAAGGGAGAATAGTTGCGTCGACTACACGCTCGACGAATGCCGTCATGCAACTCCAAGCGACCGGAGAACAGCATGACGATCACCGATCCAATTCCCGCACGTCTGATGGCGCTGAAGGCGGCCTCGACCCCAGACCTGAAGAACCAGTGGCGCGAGTTGTTCGATACCGAGCCACCGGCCTTCAATCGCCGTTTTCTGGAAAGCCGGCTGGCATACCGCATCCAGGAACTGGCCTATGGCGGATTAAAGCCGGAAACCATCGAGCGGCTGGAAGTTTTGGGCGAGCAGCTTGATGGCGGCAACATGGTGGTGCGCCGCCATCGCGCCGATGACCGGCCGATTGTCGGAACAAGGTTGATCCGCGAGTGGCAGGGTGTCGAGCACACCGTCACCGTGCTGGCCGATGGTTATGAATGGCAGGGACGGCCCTACAAGAGCCTGTCCTCGGTTGCCCGCGCTATTACCGGCACGCGCTGGAATGGCTGGATCTTCTTTGGCCTGAAAAACCATCGGAGCCGGACATGACCAAGCCTACCATCCGCAAGCTGCGCTGCGCCGTCTACACCCGAAAATCCTCCGAGGAAGGGCTGGAGCAGGAGTTCAACAGCCTGCATGCGCAGCGCGAGGCGTGCGAATCCTATATTGCCAGCCAACGCGCCGAGGGCTGGGTTCTGGTCCGCGATCAGTATGATGATGGCGGCATCTCCGGTGGTACGCTGGAGCGGCCGGCGTTGAAACAGCTGCTGGCCGATATCGAGGACGGCCTCGTCGACGTGGTGGTCGTCTACAAGATCGACCGCCTGTCGCGTTCGCTGATGGATTTCTCGAAGCTGGTGGAAATATTCGACAGGAATGGCGTCACCTTCGTTTCCGTGACGCAGTCGTTCAATACCACCACCTCGATGGGACGGCTGACGCTTAACATCCTGCTCTCCTTCGCCCAGTTTGAGCGGGAGGTGACGGCCGAGCGCATCCGCGACAAGATCCGGGCGTCTCGGCAGAAGGGCATGTGGATGGGCGGTATCGTTCCGCTTGGCTACAGGGTCGACAACCGCAAGCTGGTGATCGAGGAAACCGAAGCCGCCACGGTGCGGATGATCTTCGAGCGGTTCGTTTCCATCGGCTCGGCCACGGTGCTGGCGAAAACCCTTGCAGCCGAAAATGTGCGCACGCGCAGCGGTAAGCTGATCGACAAGGGCTTTCTCTACAAGCTTTTGAACAACCGGATCTATATTGGTGAGGCGGTGCACAAGGGCGAAAGCTATCCCGGCGAGCATAGGCCGATCATCGATCATGTGCTGTGGGACAAGGTGCACGCCATCCTTCTGGAGAGCCCCCGCAAGCGCGCCAGCAATACGCGGGCGCAGACACCGGCCTTGTTGAAGGGCCTGATCTTCGGCCCTGATGGCGCAGCTTTCTCGCCGACCCACACCCGGAAGGGCACAAAGCTTTATCGCTACTATGTCAGCCAGTCGGTCCTGAAACGTGGTGCCGACGCGTGTCCCATCGCTCGCGTGCCGGCTGCCGAAGTGGAGATGGCTGTCCTCGATCAGTTGCGCGGACTTCTACGTGTGCCGGAAATCATCATCGGCACTTGGCGCGCGGCCCGGCCCGAAATTGACGGTTTGCCGGAGGCGGAAGTTCGCGAGGCGCTGGAGCGTCTCGATCCGATCTGGAACGAACTGTTCCCGGCCGAGCAGGCCCGCATCGTGCAGCTGCTGGTCGAGCGGGTGGACCTCTCCACCGACGGCCTTGCCATCCGCCTGCGCACGCAGGGTCTGGCCAGCCTTGTTGCGGAATTGCAAGAGCGAGAGCGAATAAGGGATGCAGCCTGATGCCAAGGGCTTTTGCCAGCGCTCATTCCCTTGTTGCTGAAGTCCGAGGCTCCACGTCGACTGGAACTCTCTGTCTCGGCTCATCGGTGATCTCGGCGTCCACCACCTGTAGCGCCGTCACAAAAGCGCGACGAGCGGCCATGGCTGGAATGAAGCCGTCAAGAGCGTCCCGGCATGCCTGAAAGGCGTGACGCCAGGAACTGTCACGTTTTGGCCAGTCGTCGTTCAGGCACTCCAGCGCTTCGAACGCATTGTCGACGCGACGAGGGGTCGCGCCAGGAAAGGTGATCCAGAGTGGTGGAAAAGACCGGGCACCCATTGCTGCACTCCATTCAAAATGTGCGGATCGCGATGACGGTCTCAGGCATTATGACATCCAGGCAACATTTGCCGGCGGCGGCGGTACACGCCGCGCTTCGGAGGTGCAGATGGTGGTGCCGTGAAAATCCGTCAACGACGCCCGCTTAACCCATCTCCGATATCGGTTCACAAGCCATGGAATTCAAGGATGAGTGCAAGATGATGGAGACGATGGATATCAATAGCGATGTCCCGGTGATCACGGTCACAATTGCGATGAGGTTCAAGGCGCGCGGCGGCCGCAAGCAGATTGTCCTGCCAGATGGTATTTCATCATGGGCGCCGCCACGCCCCCGCATCGACAACACGATGGTGAAAGCCATTGCCCGGGGCTTTCGCTGGCGCAAGCTGCTGGAAACTGGCGTTCATGCTACCGTCGAGGACATTGCCGCTGCCGAGAAGATCAACGCATCTTATGTCAGCCGCGTCCTGCGCCTCACGCTGCTGGCGCCGGCAATCGTCGAGGCCATTCTCGACGGCAGACAGGGGCCGGAGATCACGCTGGCCAAGTTGATGAAGCCGTTTCCGGTGGAGTGGGAGAGGCAGAAGGAGCACTTTACAGCCACGCCCCCGTGCTCGTAACTGGTTCAACGATGCCGCAGGGAGGGTGGTGTGAGACTGGCAATCTGGACATCGATCGCGATGCTTGCCTTCGCTGCCAATTCGGTCTTGGCGAGATTAGCGCTTTCCAAGGGTGGCATCGACCCATGGGCCTATACCGGGACCCGGCTCGTTTCCGGAGCGATCATGCTGGCGATGATCATGCAGTGGAAAGCGCAGAAGGCGGGCTCAGGCAAGCTCGGGCGCGTCAGCGGATCGATGGGCGGTAGCTGGTCGGGGGCGCTGGCCCTGTTGCTCTATGCCACAACCTTCTCGATTGCCTATGTGATGATTGCAACGGCACCTGGTGCTCTCATTCTCTTCGCGAGCGTCCAGATCGGAATGCTTGTCTGGGCGGTGATCAAGGGGGATCGGCCGGCACCATTGGAGTGGACGGGGATTGTCGTTGCATTCGGTGCGCTGGTTTATCTTGTTTCACCAGGTCTGGTCGCGCCGTCACCCACCGGTTCGGTCCTGATGGCGATTGCAGGTGTCTCCTGGGCCGCCTATTCCCTTGTCGGGCGAGGCTCACAATCGCCACTGGCCGATACCGCCGGCAATTTCATGCGCTGCACGCCGGTGGGTCTTGTTCTGATCGTCGCCGGGATATTTCGGTTAAAGCCAGGGCTTGAAGGCGTTGTCTACGCGCTGATCTCGGGCGTGGTGGCTTCCGGTCTGGGCTATTTCGTCTGGTACAGCGTCCTGCCGAGCTTGTCGCGGGCACGTGGCGCCTTCGTGCAGTTGACCGTGCCGGCCATTGCCGCTGTCGGAGGGGTCGTCTTCCTGGGGGAGGCGCTGACTGGCCGTCTGATCGTTGCGACGGCCGGCATCATTGGCGGTGTCGCCCTAGCGCTCGCCGCCTCGCAACGGCGAAAATCCCCGCAAGGCGAGCCCACGAGATGAACGCCCTGCGAGGTAAAGGCCGGTGAAGCCGCTTCCGGTCGAGTGGGAGAGGCAGCGCTGGTAGAGCCGGGCCAATCTCACATTTATCGACAAGGCGGGATTGACCTCTTTGGCTGGCAAGTAATGGTTGCGAAACGCCGCATCTTCGGCAAATTTGATCTTTGGGGAAATTCTCGCGGAAGAAACCTTGTTTCTGATTCAGGAGCGTAAATGCTAACTGATGCGAGGGGTCGAGAAGTCGCGTCGTAACGTTTCTGTTGAAACATCCCGTCGCGGCGGTGAGGGGCGCGATGGATAAATATACGCTCAGCGAGCGCGACATCTGCACAAAATTCATCACACCTGCGCTGCGCAACGCAGGGTGGGACGAGATGGTGCAAATCCGTGAAGAATTCAGCTTCACCAAGGGGCGCATCATCGTGCGTGGCAAACTCGTCACGCGCGGACAGGCCAAGCGCGCCGACTATATTCTCTACTATAAGCCGAACCTGCCGATCGCGTTGATCGAGGCGAAGGACAACAACCACAGCGTTGGTGACGGTATGCAGCAGGCGCTCGGTTATGCCGAGACGCTTGATATTCCTTTCGTGTTCTCCTCCAACGGCGACGGCTTCCTGTTCCATGACCGGACGGGCGCGAGTAATCCGCGTGAGATCAATCTCCGGCTTAACGCTTTTCCTTCGCCTGCCGATCTGTGGGCGCGTTACCGCGCTTGGAAAAGCCTCGATGATGAAGCCGAGCAGATCGTTCTTGAGGACTACTATGATGACGGTAGCGGCAAGAGCCCGCGCTATTATCAGGTAAACGCCATCAACGCCGCAATCGAGGCCATCGCCAAAGGTCGCGATCGCGTTCTGCTGGTCATGGCGACGGGCACCGGCAAGACCTACACCGCTTTCCAGATCATCTGGCGGCTTTGGAAGGCTGGCCGCAAGAAGCGCATTCTGTTTTTGGCCGATCGCAACGTTCTGATCGACCAGACGATGGTGAATGATTTTCGCCCCTTCGGTGCGGCGATGGCCAAGCTCTCAACCAACGCCAAGACAATCGAACGCCAGGACGGCAGCAAGGTCGATCTGGCGCTGGCACTCGACCGGAAGCGGCGGATCGACACAGCCTTCGAGGTCTATCTGGGGCTTTACCAAGCGATCACCGGCCCGGAGGAGCGCCAGAAGCTCTATCGCGAATTCTCACCCGGGTTCTTTGACCTGATCGTCATCGACGAATGCCATCGCGGCAGCGCGGCGGAGGATTCGGCATGGCGGGAAATCCTGGACTATTTTTCCTCGGCCACACAGATCGGCCTGACCGCGACGCCGAAGGAAACCGAATACGTCTCCAATATCGCCTATTTCGGCGAGCCGGTTTACTCGTATTCGCTGCGTCAGGGCATCAGCGACGGTTTTCTGGCGCCCTACAAGGTCATCAAGGTTCACATCGACCGCGACGTGTCAGGCTATCGACCGGAGAAGGGTCAACTCGATCGCGATGGTGAGGAGGTCGAGGACCGCATCTACAACGCCAAGGATTTCGATCGCACGTTGGTGATCGATGACCGCACCAAGCTGGTGGCGCAGAAAGTCACGGAATTTCTGAAACAAAGCGGCGATCGCTTTCAGAAGACCATCGTGTTCTGCGTCGATCAGGAACATGCAGCCCGTATGCGCCAGGCTCTCATCAACGAAAATGCAGACCTGGTTGCAGAAAACCACCGCTACGTGATGCGCATTACCGGCGGCGATGCAGAAGGCCAAGCGGAACTCGGCAACTTCATCGACCCGGAATCCAGATATCCGGTGCTCGTCACCACCTCGCGCCTGCTTTCCACCGGCGTCGATGCGCAGACCTGCCGCCTGATCGTGCTCGACCGCGAAGTCGGTTCCATGACCGAGTTCAAGCAGATCGTGGGACGCGGCACCCGCGTTCATGAAGACACCAGCAAGTATTATTTCACGCTGATGGATTTTCGTGGCGCCAGCAGCCATTTCGCCGATCCCGATTTCGACGGCGAACCGGTTCAGATCTCTACACCCGGATCAGGTGAACCAATTTTACCGCCGGAGCCGTCCGAGGGGAGTGACGATCCGTCATCTGGGCTCGACGGGGACGAAACAGTCCTCATCAACCCCGTCGATCCATCAGGTCCAACCGGCGGTGGTGAGCGTCAGCGCAAGATTTATGTCGACGGTATCGGCGCGACCATTGTGGCGGAACGGGTCGAATATCTCGATGAGAGCGGTAAACTTGTCACTGAGAGTTTGCGCGACTTCACCAAGAAGGCGCTGCAGAAGCGTTTCGCCAGCCTCGACGATTTCCTCAAGCGCTGGAAGTCGGCCGAGCGCAAGCAGGCGATCATCGAGGAATTGGCAGCAGAAGGGTTGCCGCTCGACCTCATCTCCAAGGAACTCGGCAAAAACCTTGACCCATTCGATCTGATTTGCCACGTCGCCTTCGACAGAAAGCCGCTGACGCGCCGGGAGCGGGCCGAGAACGTCAGAAAGCGTGATGTGTTCACAAAATATGGACCACAAGCCCGAGCGGTGCTTGATGCCCTTCTGGCAAAATACGCCGACGATGGCGTGCTCAATCTGGATGATACCAACGTGCTGAAGGTCACGCCTTTCACCGCGATGGGCAGCGTCGTGCAACTCATCAAGGCGTTCGGCGGCAAGCAGGGTTTTGAACAAGCCGTCCGCGAAATGCAGAACGCGATATATCAGGAGATCGCATAGCCGATGATCGTCCGCACCACCGTCAAATCCATTCAGGACATCATGCGCCAGGACGTGGGCGTGGATGGCGACGCGCAGCGCATCAGCCAGCTTACCTGGCTTTTCTTCCTCAAAATCATCGACGACCAGGATCAGGAACTTGAACTGACCAAGGATAACTACCGCTCGCCGATCCCCGAAAAACTCCAGTGGCGCAACTGGGCCGCTGACCCGGAGGGCATCACCGGGCAAACCCTTCTCGATTTCGTCAACGATGAACTGTTCCCTGCGCTCAAGGATCTAAAACTCACTGGCAAGCCCGGCGATCGCCGCCGCGTCGTGCGCGATGTGTTCGAAGATGCCTACAACTATATGAAATCCGGCCAGTTGCTGCGCCAGGTGGTCAACAAGATCAATGAGGTTGATTTCAACAATCTCGACGAGCGGCGACATTTTGGCGAGTTCTACGAGCAACTGCTCAACGATCTGCAATCGGCCGGCAATGCCGGCGAATATTATACGCCGCGCGCCGTCACCGCCTTCATGGTCGATCGGATCGACCCTCATCCGGGCGAAATCCTGTTCGATCCTGCCTGCGGCACGGGCGGCTTTCTCACCTGCGCCATCCGCCATATGGAAAAGGAATACGTTCGCACGCCGAAGCAACGTGAGACGATGCAAGGCGCATTGCTCGCAGTGGAGAAGAAGCAGCTCCCGCACATGTTGTGCGTCACCAACATGCTGCTGCACGGCATCGAGGACCCGAGCTTCGTCAAGCACGACAACACGCTGGCCCGGCCGTTGATTTCATGGAGCAAGGACGAGCGCGTCGATATCGTCGTCACCAATCCGCCCTTCGGAGGGCGCGAGGAAGATGGCATTGAGAGCAACTTCCCAGCACATTTCCGTACCAAGGAAACCGCCGATCTTTTTCTGGCTCTGATCATCCGGCTGCTCAAGAAGGACGGCCGTGCCGCGGTGGTGCTGCCGGACGGCACGCTATTCGGCGAGGGCGTCAAAACGCGGCTCAAGGAGCATCTGATGGAGGAGTGCAACCTCCACACCATCGTCCGCCTGCCCAATTCGGTGTTCAAGCCCTATGCTTCGATCGGCACCAATCTGCTGTTTTTCGAGAAGGGCACGCCGACACAGGACATCTGGTTCTACGAGCACCGGGTGCCGGAGGGCCAGAAAGCCTATTCGATGACCAGGCCAATCCGGCTGGAGCATTTCCAAGGCTGTATCGACTGGTGGGGCGGTAAGGAGCGCAAGGGTCGCGAGGAAGGCCCGCAGGCATGGCGCGTCACCGCCGAGGAGGTGAAGGCACTCGGCTATAACCTTGATATCAAGAATCCGCATATGGTCGCCGAGGATCATGGCGACCCGGAAACGTTGCTGGCCGATTTGGCAAAAGCCGAGGCCGAGACAGCGGCCTATCGCGACCAGTTGAAGGCGATCCTCGCCGCGGCCCTTCTTCGATGAGTGGCGGCCCGATGAACACGGAACGACTGCTGGCGCATTACGAGAAGATCGCCGATGCGCCCGACGCGATTGCGCGGCTGCGTCGATTCATTCTCGATCTGGCCGTGCGCGGCAAGCTAGTGCCGCAGGATGCGGGCCGAGATCGACGTGATCTGGGACCGGCTGCAACCTGCGGTCGAAGACGCGCGCGCGGCGCTGAACGCCGCCCTTGCCGGCCACGCCCAGCCCTTCAAGGTCGAATCCGGCGGCCGCGCCGGCGCAAGGATCGACTTCACCGCGACGGGCGAGGTGAAGCTCCCCTCTGGTGAGCTGGCCCCGGCGAACGGCTTCATGGAATGGGAAATCCCGCGCGAGTCCCCCTCTGGCTGGCCCGCCGCCGCGCAAGAATCCCTCGCCGCCTTCTGGGAGGCCCGCATCAGTCGGCAACGCGAAATCGACGCCTCGATCGCCGCCAAGGCCGATTTCGAATATCTCTACGACAAGCCCTTCGACGACAAATCCAGGGTCCGCGTCGCCGGCCCCTTCACCGTCGAAAGCCTGTCGCCGCACCGCACCCTTGCCGTCGATTGGGATGACGAGCTGATCGACACCTTTGAAGCCGCCGAGGGCAGGCGCCGCGCCGCCGAGACCCCGCGCGACTTTTCCGACTTTGCCCATATGATCCTGGAGAACCTGAAAGCCGCCGGCGTGCAGCAGGCGCATAAGGAGGACCGGATCACCTTCACCAGCCTGCACGGCTGGCCCGGCAACTGGATCGCCGCCGAGGGAACCTTCATGGAAGGCGAGGTCCAGCGCCGCGCCGGCGTGTTCATCGGCCCCGAATTCGGCACCGTCTCGCGCCCCGATCTGGTCGCCGCCGCGCGCGAGGCTGGGGACGCCGGTTTCGACGTGCTGATATGCTGCGCCTTCAACTACGACGCCCACAGTTCCGAGTTCGACAAGCTGGGCCGCATCCGCGTGCTGAAGGCCCGGATGAACCCAGACCTGCACATGGGCGGGGAGTTGAAATCCACCGGCGCCGGCAACCTGTTCGTGATCTTTGGCGAGCCGGATATCCGCATCACCGACGCAGGCGACGGCATGATGCAGGTCCAGGTCTTCGGCGTGGACGTGTTCAAACCCCAGACCGGCGAGGTGCAAAGCGAAGGCACCGACGGCATCGCCCTGTGGATGCTCGACACCGATTACAACGAGGAGTCGTTCTTCGTCCGCCACGCCTATTTCCTTGGCGCCAACGACCCCTACAAGGCGCTGAAGACCACGCTGAAGGCCGAGATCGACGAGGAGGCCTGGGAGAGCCTCTATTCCGACACCTCGCGTCCGTTCGAGAAGCCGAAATCGGGGCGTATCGCGGTGAAGGTGATCAACCATCTCGGGGACGAGGTGATGAAGGTATTTGCGGTATGATCGAGTTCCGCATCGCCGACACCTTCACCGACAGCCTCGGCCGTCTGACGGCGCAGGAGCAGAAGGCGGCCAAGACCACCGCTTTCGATCTGCAGCTGGACCCGAGTTCGAACGGGCTGTCGTTCCACAAGCTGGACCGGGCCAAGGACACGAACTTCTGGTCGGTGCGGGTGAATGCCGACATCCGGCTCATCGTCCACCGCACGGCCGCCAGGATCCTGCTGGTTTACGTCGACCACCACGACGACGCCTACAAATGGGCGGAACGGCGCAAGATCGAACGCCACCCGACGACCGGCGCCATGCAGCTGGTCGAGGTGCGTGAACGGGTCGAAGAGGTGGAGATCTTCAAACCGAAGGAGGTGGTGGCCACACCGCCGCCCTCCGCCAAGCCAGCTCCCCTCCTGTTCGACAACCTGCGCAAGTTCGAACTGATGGCCTTCGGCGTGCCCGAGGAATGGGTGAACGATGTCCGGGCAGCAACCGAGGACACGCTGTTCGACATCATCGGGCACCTGCCGCAGGAGGCGCAGGAGGCGCTGCTGAAACTGGCCGTGGGCGAGAAACCGCAGCCGCCCGAGCCTGCGCCGGTCGAAGCCGATCCCTTCGCACATCCCGACGCCCAGCGGCGCTTCCGCGTGCTGACCAATGCCGAAGAACTGAAGCAGGCACTGGATTATCCGTGGGACAAGTGGGCGGTGTTCCTGCACCCCGCCCAGGCCGATATGGTAGAGCGCTCCTTCTCCGGCCCGGCCCGGGTTTCCGGTTCGGCCGGCACGGGCAAGACCATCGTCGCCCTGCACCGCGCCGTGCATCTGGCCCGTGTGAACCCACAGGCGACCGTCCTGCTGACGACCTTCTCGAAGGCTCTGGCCAACTCGCTGCGCCACAAGCTGGCCAGCCTGGCGGGAAACGAACCGCAGGTCTCTTCCAGGATCGTCGTGAAGGCGATCTCCGCTGTTGGCTATGACCTCTACACGGAACGCTTCGGTCAGCCCCAGATCGTGCCGGCCTCGCTGATCAAGTCTCTGATTGCCAAGGCAGCGACCGAGGTCGAAGGCCACCGCTTCTCGACGCAGTTCCTGATCGGGGAATGGAACGATGTCGTCGATGCCTGGCAGCTGCGGTCATGGGAAGATTATCGTGACGTGTCGCGGCTGGGGCGCAAGACGCGGATCGGCGGCAAACAACGTGAAACCCTCTGGGCAATCTACGAGCGCGTCAGAAACGGCCTGGCGGAGCGAGGTCAGTTGACCTGGTCCGATGTCTTCGGGCGCCTGGCAGACAGCATGACCAACGGTGGCGCCCGGCCTTACGACTTCGCGGTGATCGACGAGGCGCAGGATCTGGGGGTTGCAGAAGCCAGGTTCTTCGCCGCTCTGGCAGCCGGGCGCAGCGACGGGCTTTTCTTCGCGGGTGACTTGGGCCAGCGCATCTTTCAGCAACCATTCTCATGGAAGGCGCTGGGGCTCGACGTTCGCGGCCGGTCGTTCACCCTGCGCATCAATTACCGCACGTCGCACCAGATCCGCCTGCATGCGGACCGGCTTCTGCCGTCAACCGTTTCGGATGTGGACGGCAATACCGAGGGTCGGCGTGGCACGGTGTCCATGTTTGACGGACCGCCACCCCTGGTCATGGCCTGCAGTGACGCCGACCACGAATGCGCCTCGGTAGCTGCCTGGATCTCGGACCGCCTGAAGGAGGGCTGCTCGCCTCGCGAAGTCGGTGTCTTCGTCCGGTCCGATGCGGAACTCAAGCGCGCCCGCGCTGCCGTGAAAGCCGCGGGTGTTCGCGCTGTTGAGCTAAGCGAAAAGGTCGAGGTTGAGGACGGCGCGGTCGCCATCAGCACGATGCACTTTGCCAAGGGTCTGGAGTTCCGGTCGGTGGTCGTGATGGCCTGCGACGATGAGGTGATTCCGCAGTCCGAGCGGATCGAGGCGGTCGCTGACGATGCCGATCTCGAAGAGGTCTACAACACCGAAAGGCACCTGCTCTACGTGGCTTGCACCCGGGCCAGAGACCACCTTCTGGTCACAGGTATTGATCCGGTCTCCGAGTTCGTCGACGACTTCCTCAAGGGGAACTGACCGAAGCAGGGCAGCACTGACTCGGGATCGCCTGCGCGAGCGGCGCCATGGTCTGCGGCCAGAGCGCCGTCGCCTCGATGCTATGCGGAGCGGACGTCCTCGACCCCGATCACCCTGTTGGTCGGAACCATTTGACGATCTTTGCGATGCTCTCGCCGAACATGGCGATGCCGACGGCGATGCCGAGAATGCCGACGATGATCCATTTGACGAATGCGGACACGGTGCTGATCGAGCGGACCAGGCGAATGCCGTCATCGAGCGTCTTGACCTCGTCGGGGCGCAGGGCAAGCAGGAAGGCTTTCGTTTCCTCGGGCAGGTCCTCGAAGCGTTTCGGTGCCTGGTCAGTCATCGGGATGCCTCCGCAATCCGGACATGATGCTCTTGGCGGTGTGGCCACCCATGTAGAGGCCAGTGAACACGCCGGTCAGGGTCATGAGGATGGTGAGATCGACGGCTTCGATTGCAGCGCCGAACGCTGCATTGGCGAGCGGGCGCAGGATCAGGGCGTAGAGCCAGACGAAGGCGAGCAGCCACATCCATCCGGGCCGCCAGCCCCAGGTCCAGAGCGGGCCGCCCTTGTCGAGTTCGGCCCTCAGCGTCTCGTTCATCAGGCGCTGGCTTTCGACATGCTGAATGAGAATGTCGGCGGCTTCCGGCTCGGCGGCGACGATGGCGTCCTGCAGTTCATCTATCGGTAGGTTGGGCAATCTGTCAGGCGACACCCCAGCCTTTTCGGCGATGATGTCGATCACCTTGCCGGCGATCTCGCCGCCGGCAGCGCCGAGCCTGTCGCCAAGAATCTTCCTGATGACGGGGACGGCAAGATCGCCGGCCGCCGTGAGCAGGATGGATGCAAGCGTGCTCATGTCAGCCTCCGAACATGGATGCAGCGACCGCGACCAGCATCAGGACGATGATGGCAAGGATCGCGGCGGCGGGCAGGTCGCGCCTTCCGGCGCCGGGTGCGATGTCGATGGGTGCAGGCGCGGGCGTCGGTGTCGGCGGCGTCACTGGAACAGGTACGGGTTTCTGGTTGGCCGGCGACCGCGACGCGGCGGCATCATAGCCTGCGCCCGCCAGTGCCTTCTCGAACGCGCGCGCATGGTTGGCGATCAGCGCCGCGCGGTCGATGCCATTCACGACCCGTCGCGCGTTCACGAAGTCCTTCTTCGTGCCGGAAACGTAGTCTGGTAGTTTCCTGCCGGTGAAGGTGCCGAGCATCATGCCGTCGATCAGGATCGTGGTCGCATGATCGATCCGGGCGGCCAGTGCCGGATTGCCGACGAGATCGACGCTCAGCCGCTTCGCCCAATCGGTATAGTTGCGCCGGCCGGTGATCTGGACGAAGCCACGTCCCTTGAACCGAACCCCATCGCCCGGCTGCGTGTTGCCCAACGTCGCCCGCCCTTCATAGGCAGCGCCCGACGCGTATTCCTCCATGGTGCGGAAGCGGTCGCTTTCATGATAGGCAGTGGCGAGAATGTAGGCGGCCTGCGCCAGTTCGATGCGCTTTGCGTCGAGCCGCGCCAGGATTGCTTCCAGCCGATCCACCTGCGCTTGCGTGAGCGATGTGCCAAAGACGCCGGAATCACGACGCCGCAGCGCCGCGTAGAAACGCGAACGGTCCATGGTCTTTCTCCCTGTATGAGATGTTCCGGGCTGGGCGACGTCACCATTCACGGCCAGCGCTTCAACCGCGCAGACGGAGGAGATGTCGACGGGCAGTGCTGGCGATCAGGTCGCCACGCCGGATTCGCACAGCATGGTGATGAAGCGACTGCGCCGCTCCATGTCGGCGGATGTGCGAATGTTGTAGATTGTGCCGGAGCGTGTCTCGATCAGCCGCCATGCGGCATTGATGGTTGCGGTCTCGGCATCGTAACGCACGATGATCAGGGCTGGCTGGACGCTTTGCAGGCGCGCGGCAATGACGGTCTCGCCACCCTTGGAGAGCAGGATGCAGGCGTTGCGCTCGAACTGGGGGACCCATTGACCGACAACACCACCATAGCCGTCATCGATTTCCTCGCGCTTTTCCAGGCTGACATGGTCACGCAGATCGTTGGCGGTGATCCTGGCCATCAGAGCGGACTTTTTCGGTAGGGCGCGATCAGCGCGTGAACGGTGCGCTCGATGGCGCTGTCGATTTCGGTGTCAGCGCCATCGAACAGGCGCTGGACGATCAGCAGGATGGCCTGCCGGATGGGCTCAGGCACGTCGGCCGCCGCGCCATAGCCGGCGGTGAAGGTGACGGAGACGGCGTCAGTGCGACGGAAGCTGGCCGGCCAGGATTGCCCCGGCCGCAGGGCGACATGGGCACCGCGCGCGTCGGCAAACAGATCGTAGAGGCCGGGATCCAGCACCTGCTGCACATTGCCGGCGTCGAAATAGCTGACGCTGACGATGGCGATCACCGGCGAGACCGGCAGAGGCAGGCGATCGGCAAAGCGGCCAAACTCCTGCTGCCAGGTCTGTGTGATCAGCGCCCGACCGAGAAGACCGGCATAGCCGTCAAGCCATGCGGTCGCCGCCTTGATCTGGGCGGTGATCAGATCGTCCTGGTCGTCGTGTTCGACACGCAGATGGGCTTTAGCCTCGCTGAGCGACACCGGCATGTTGGCCGGGGCGACGGTGCGAACGGGTGCGAGCACGTTTTGAGGTCCGTATAAGAAAGAGAAACGACCAGCCGTTCAGGCGAGTGATGGGCCGATCGCTTCAATGATGTCAGGACACCGGCGCGTCGTGGGGATGGCCGAGCGCAAAGACCGCACCGGCGGCAATGGACGTGCCGGAGGTCTTGGTGATGACGGCGCGGATATAGCGCTTCGTGCCCTTGTAGCCCTGCTTGTAGACCGTGTTGGCCGCAAGCTCTGCCGGCAGAGATCCAAGCAGATCGCCGGCCGCCACATCGGTAAAATCGCCATCGTTGGTCGTGTTGCTCTCCTGGATGGCAATAACGAAGAGGCCGTCACCGGCAATCGCGCCGGTATTGATGATCAGGGTCGCGGAGTTGAAGCCTTGCAGATCGGCATGGCTGCCCTTGGTGGTGGCCGTGACCACAGCAGGAACCAGCGATGCAACGAGGCCGAGGCCGGAGATACCGTCTTTCATGACAGAAGTCCTTTCGATGAATGGGAATGGTGAAGAGACGGGCTGCCGAAGCCACCCGTCTTGATGGATCAGGTGCTGATCTTCAGGAGCTTGAGGGCTTCAAAGTTGACGATGCCGCCGCCGACACGCTTGGTGGTGTAGAACAGCACGTTCGGCTTGGAGGTGAACGGATCACGCAGCACCCGGATGCCGATGCGGTCGACGATCAGGTAGGAGCGGCTGAAGTCACCGAAGGCGACCGGGAACTTGTCGCCCTCGACCGCCGGCATGTTGTCGTCGGTGTGAACCGGCTTGCCGAGGATGGTGGCGACTTCCGCTGCTCCCGACGGCGGCGCCCAGATGTAAGCCCCGTCCGCGTCCTTGAACTTGCGCACGGTGTTCATGGTCGCATCCGACATCAACCACGCAGCCCCGTTCCGGTAGCCGGACTTGAGCGCATAGTAGAGGTCGATCAGGCAATCGGCCGGGCTGACCGAAGCGGTCGCAGCCAGGAAGCCGTCTGCCTTGCCGGAGGCGACGAAGCCGATCTTGCCCCAAGCATGGGAGGCGTTCGCCACCTTGTCGTAGGCGAGAATGCCGCGTGGCTTGTTAATGCCATCGCCATTGGCAAAGGCAGCACCTTCCTGCTCGGCGAACTCGATCGACACTTCATCGGCCAGCCAGGCCGCCAGATCGATGCGGGCATCGTCGAGCGAGGTTTGTGTCGCGCCCGGCATGGCGTAAATCTCACCGGTATTGATGGCGATCTCGCGCAGCGTCGGCGTATTCGTGCCAGATCGGCTATCTTCCTCACCGACCCAACCGGAAGTCGCGCCACCCATATTGACCAGCTTCTTATAGGTGCTGGTCGAGATGGAGATGGTGCGGGCTAGCGAGCGGATCGTCGACACCGTGCCGAGCACGCGGTCGATGCCGGCTTCGGTTTCTTCCGGGACGAGATAGCCGCCATCGGGATCGGACTGCGTGGTCAGCTTGGCCCTGACCTCCAGATCACGCAGGCCGGCATCGACACCGCGCCGGAAGAAGCGGTCGAAGGCTTGCGCATGTTCGGCCTTGTCCGGATCGATCGTCCTGCCAACACCGCCGACCTTGACCGCCGCCAGCATGGCATTGGTCTCGTCGAGCGCCTTTTGTAGGGTGGTGATCTCGGCATTGATGCGATCGACCTTTTCGGTCTGGACGACATCGGCCATGCCGGCCCTGATGTCGGCCAGCTCCTTGTCGCGCTCGAGTTTGAAGTCCTCAAAAGTCTTCTGCAACTCGGCGAGGATCTTTGTAGCGCTGCCGGAATCAGCGCGAACGGCAACGATCCCGCGCGCAGGCGGGGTGAGTTCGATACCCATGACGGGATCTCCTATGATCTGATGGTGTCGATCAGCCGCTGGATGGCGGCTGCATGGGAGCCAGCGTCGTGCATGGCGGTTTCGGCAGCGTCGTGCATGCCGGCAATCTGGTTGAACATCTTGCGCCGCTCCGTGCGCGAGATGCCCTGTTGCGCCAACGCCGCATCGATGCGGCGCTTGGCATGGATTTCGGGGCGGACCTGCGCGGACGCATTGGTCTCTGCATGGATTTGGGCATCGTCGACGACATCGGCAAAGCCGTATTCGACAGTCTGTGCCGCCGCCATGAACGTCTCCGCGTCCATCAGCTGCTCGATATCGGCGCGCTTCATGCCGGTGCGGGCCTCATAGATGTCGGCGAGCGCCGCATCGAACTGGTCGAACAGGGTGGCGGCCTCGCGCATGTCATGGCGGTTGCCGATCACCATGCCCCAGGCATTGTGCACCATCATGAAGGAGCCGAGCCCCATGCGGATGTCGTCACCGGCCATGGCAATGATCGAGGCAGCGGAAGCCGCCCAGCCCAGCACCTCGACCGTGACCTTCGCCGGATGGGCGCACAGCAGATTGTAGATCGCGATTCCCTCGAACATGTCGCCGCCCGGCGAGTTGATGCGCACGATGATGTCCTTGTTCCCGATCGAGCGCAGTGCGGCCGAGATGCGGTTGGCCGTGACGCCGCTTCCGGTCCAAAAATCCTCGCCGATGACGTCGAGGATGGAAATGGTGGTGTCGGCATCAGCACCGGGCACCGCGGCAAGCGGATGCTCGGCCCATTTCGTCAGCACGTCGGAGGGTGCGTCCCACTGGTAATTGCGCGGACGCGCAAAGACCTGCGCCTCGGGCAGTTTGCGAAGGCTCATGTGTCAGTGTCCTTTTCCATGGGCGGTCGATCATTGTCGCCATTGCCGTCCGCCGGCGTTCCCGCCGTGTTGGGCGGCGGATAAAAGACATCGCCGCCGTCGCGCGGGTTCTGGTCTTCGAGCGCGCGGATTTCGTTGGGGCTGTAGACGCCCCATTGCAAGCCTTTGACGTAAGCTTCCCAACGGGCCTTGATGTCGCCCTTGACGAGCGCCGCCCGGTTGAAGCGGGCATAGAGATTGTCGTCGCGCGTTCCCTCTGGCCCGATCAGGTCGCGGTTGATCGCCTCTTCCCACATGGTCAGATGGTCTTCGAGTGTATAGGCGACGAAGCCGATCGACTGCTGCTCGATGCCGGTGCCCCAGGACGTGCTCTTTTCCGTGTCGCCGATCATGTGCGGCGGCACCCCGAAGAACATGGCGATGTCGGTGCGGCTGAACTTTCTGGCCTCCAGCCACTGCGCATCCTCGGCCGTCATGGCGATGCGGGCATAGTCCATGCCCTCTTCGAGGATCAGGTTCTTTCCCTCCTGCTCGCCGCCGGAGCGGAACTCCTCGAGCCCGGCCTTGAGATGGGCGACGGCTTCCGGGCCGAGCTTGTTCGGATGCTTCAGCACCCCGCTGACGCGGGCGCCATTGCGGAAGGTGGCGGCGCCATGATCCTCCATGGCCAGCGACAGGCCGATGGTTTCACGAGCGTAGCCGATGGCCGACACGCCATGGACACCGTCGAGCGTCAGCCCAACCAGATGGAACACTTCCGTCTGAGCAAGCTGGATGCGCCGCCCGTCCTGGCGCGTATAAAAATATTCCAGCGCAAGATCGTCGGTCTGCTTCACCTCGACCCGATCGGGATGCAGCGGGATCAGTTCCTGCATATTCCCGCGCGAGCGCACGATCATGGCATAGGCATTGCCGCGCAAAAGCAGATGCGCCTGCAGCATGCGCCGAAACTGCGATGGCGTCTGCCAGCGGTTCGGCCGTCGTCGCAGCACCTTCCAGATCGGCGTGTCGGACGCATCCTGCCGGGTGCGCTCATCCACCCGGCGCTTGATGTGCAAGGGCAGCGTCGCCACAGCGCCCGAGATGATGCGCACGCAGGCATAGACAGCCGCCACCCGCATGGCGCTGTTCGGCGTCACCGTGGTTCCCGATGCCGTCACCGCTCCGGACCGCAGCGCCTCTTCCAGCTGCTGGCTGGTCGCAATGACCAGGCCACCGCCGGCATCATGGAACGACGCACGCGGAGATGCGGCCGGCGGTTTTGCGCCGCCGAACCAGTTCGACCAGAATGCCATTGGGTTCTTTCGTCAGCACTTTACAGCATCAGGATGCCGCGGGTCTCATAGACCGAGCGGCCGGCATTGACGTCGCGGGCCAGCGCCCGCCCGAGAGCGTTGCAGATGGCGACAATGCCGTCGATGCGCTCTCTGGAGCGTTCCTTGTCCGGCTTGATGTTGCCGGCCGGATCATGGCGCACGGCAACATTGGAGGCGTTCCATCGCAGCACGGGATGGCCGCCATGCCAGAGCGAGCGTGACACCGAAAGCCGCTCCAGCTCCGCCGTGGGCGCCGCCATGGACAAAAACCCTTGTCCGAACTGCACCAGGTTCAAGCCTTCATCCTGCAGATGCTGGACGATCTCGCCGGCAAAGGTGCGATCATAGGACAGCTCCCGCAGATCATGGCGTGAGGCCAGCTCCAGTATCTCGGCCTCGATGAAGGCAAAGTCGGTGGCATTGCCGGGTGTCGCGGTCAGGAATCCCTGATCACTCCAGACGTCATAGGGCACGCGGTCGCGCCGCACACGGCGGACTATATCGTCCTCGGGAATCCAGAACCGGCAGGTGACGATCCATTTGTCGGCAAGCTTTCCAAGCGCTTCATCCAGTGTCGGCGGGAAGACCAGCACGAAGGCCGACAGATCGTTGACGCGGGCAAGATCGAGCCCGCCATAGCATTCACGCCCCAGCAGCTTGCCTTCCAGTTCCTCCAGTTCGTGTTTGACGATGCGCCAGTCGGTGGCAGCTGGCAGTCCGCCTTCCTCCCACACGCTCATGTCGAGCCAGCGGGTGACCTGCTCGGTCCATTCGTTGAGGCGCAGCCGGCGGATCGCATTCTGCTGCGCCGGCATTTCCCTAGCCTCGTCGATCTGCCGCTTCAGGTCATCCAGCTTTACCGTCACGCCAAGGCTCGGATTGGCCTTCACCCAGACCTTTTCGTCGGTCCAGTCGTCGCCCTCATCGATGGTGGCGATATAGGCAAACCAGCTGTCTGACGACTCCGTTGGCAGTGTTCCCTCCAGCGCCTTCACCGAGAACTCGTGATGCTGGCGGCAGACCGAATGGCGATCATAGCCGGCCGTCGTGATCTCGAAGATCAGCGGCTGGCGCCGCGCACCGGTGGCGGTGTTCAGCTTCTGGATAATCTCGGGACCGGGATGTTCATGGACCTCGTCGACGGCGGCGAAGTGAATGTTGAGCCCGTCCATCTTGGTGGCGTCGGCCGACAGTGGCCGGAACCAGGACGAGGTCGGCAGCACCGCCAGATTGTTCACCGTGCGGGTGATCCGCGCCTGCAGGGCCGAGCTTGCCGCCACCATGCGCTCGGCCTCGCCAAAGACGATCCTTGCCTGATCGCGGGTCGTTGCCGCCGAATAGACATGGGCGCCAGGCTCGCCATCGGCGATCAGTGCATAGAGAGCAGTGCCAGCCAACAGCACCGACTTGCCGTTCTTCCTCGCCACCTCGACATAGGCCGTGCGGAAACGGCGCAATCCATGTTGGCCCGAACGGGTCTTCCGCTTCCAGCCATAAAGCGAGCCAACGACGAATTGCTGCCAGTCCTGCAGCACGAAGGGCTCGCCGGCCCATTCACCGGTCGAATGACGCAAGTGGCCGAAGAAGTCGATGGCATGCCGCGCCGCAGCGCCATCCCATACCAGGCCGCGTTGTCCGCCGGATTTGAGATCGGCGAGATGGCGTTCGCAGGCCAGCTTCACCAGGCGACCGGCGACGATCCTGCCGCTGACGACACCGCGTGCATAAGCTGTGACCGGGCAGGATGACGCTTTCCTGACCGAGCCGGATTTACGCTTTTCGGCCACGGGTCAAAAAGTCCTCGAAGGGGTCGGTGGTCTCGGCAGGCTCTGCCATGCGGATGCGCGAGCGGCTGGAGGGTGTGAGCCCGAACTCGCTTTCGATCTGTGCCATCTGCGCCAGGCACTTGTTGGCAACCGCCAGGAACGGGTTCTGGATGATGTTGTCGTTCGCCGTCTTCACCACATGGCCGCGGCGTTTGACTTCCTGCTCGGCTTCCAGCCAGCGTCGCCAGATCACCACGTACCGGGCCAGCGCATGCGTATCGAGCTCGGTCATCACGCCATGGCGGGCCAGCAGCTCGGCCATCTCGGAGAACTTTTTCCGGGCGTCCTCATCAAGATGATCGGGCGGCGCAGGAACTGCCACCACCGGTTTCGGCTCGGCCTTGTTCAAACGGTGCGGACGGGCCGTGCCCTTCACCAACTTCAGATGCGTTGGCAGCGGCTTGCGGCCGGCCATGTCAAAACTCCATGCATTATCCAGTGCCGTCACCGCGAAGGCGTACCGCCTCGAACAACCTGCGCAGACAGTAACTGCGTGCGATCGACACCACGGTGAAAATCGCGCCCATCGCCATGTTCTCGGCCAGCGTGGTCGATAACCCGAACAGTGGGAACACCAGGATCTGGGTGATGACGGCGATGCCATAGCCGATGGCGACATTGGTGAGCGATTCCACCAGCGACATGGTGCGCGACTGCTTCATGCCGCTGCATCCTTGGCCGTATCTCCGGTGTCGGGCACGCGCTCGGCGGCGATCGCGTCAAAGCTGCGGCCGTCGCCCTCGAGCGTGGCCTGCTTGCCGGTAAACGCCTGCCAGCGTCGGATGACCACGTCGCAAAAGGCTTCCGACAGCTCCAGCCCATAGACCTTTCGGTAGGTCTTTTCGCCCGCAATCAGCTGCGAGCCGGAGCCGGAAAACGGCTCGTAACAGATATCGCCGGGATGGGTGTGCAACTGCATCGGCAGCGTGAACACCCGCACCGGTTTTGAGGTCGGATGCTCGCGCGTCTCGATTTCCGAGGACGGAATGTTCCACACCGTGGTCGGCCAGCTCTCGAACCCCTCGCGGTTGATGCGGGGCTTCTTGCCGCGACGCCATCCGAACAGGCAGGGCTCGTGCGCCCACAGCATCACCGAGCGCGTCAGCACCGGGCGGGATTTGGCCCAGATGATCTGCTGGTGATGCAGCACGTCGAACTGATCCCAGACCGTTTCCAGCATGCGCTGGCGGCGCGACGCATGCCAGCAATACCAGGCGACATCCTCGGCAATGGCATGGTCGATCGCCGTCTTGCAGAACGCCTCGTAAAACTGCGGGCCTTGACTGGAATCATCCCAGTGCGGCTGCTCGATGTAATCGTCGCCCCAGTCCTTGTTGGCGATCTTTTTCGCCCGCGCCGAGGCGTTCTTCTTCGTCGGATGGTTGGTGCCGTCGTAGTCGACCAGGTACGGCGGATCGGTGGCAAACAGCGCGGCGCGCTCGCCGTTCATCAGCCGGGTGACATCGACACCATCGGTGGAATCGCCGCACAGCAGCCGGTGTCCGTCCAGCAGCCACAGATCGCCGCGCCGTGTCACCGGCGTTGCCGGAACTTCCGGAATGGCGTCGTCCTCGGTCAGGCCATCCTGTTCGTCATGGCTGCCGTAAAGCAGGTTCTGCAACTCGTCGTCGCCGAAGCCGGTGAGACCGAGATCGAAGCCGGCCTCCTGCAGGTCGGACAGTTCGAGCGCCAGCAGTTCCTCGTCCCAGCCGGCATTCATGGCGATGCGGTTGTCGGCGAGCACAAGCGCCCGGCGCTGCGTCTCCGACAGTCCCGTCAGCACGATCGTCGGCACCGTCTCCATACCGAGCTTGCGCGCCGCCAGCACGCGGCCATGACCGGCAATCAGCGTGCCATCCTCGGCAATCAGCACCGGGTTGGTGAAGCCGAAGGCGCGGATCGACCCGGCGATCTCGGCCACCTGCGCATCCGAATGCGTGCGGGCATTGCGCGCATAGGGCACCAGCTCATCGAGACGGCGGTATTCGACGGCGAGTTGGCGGGCGGCAACGCCAAGGTCAGCAGCGCCAAGATCAGTTGCGGGCACACAATATCCCTTCAATTCGAACGTTCATTTTATCGTCGCACCCCCCATCGCCATTTTGGCCACGGCTGCGTGTTTGGTGGCGCGCGGTCCTGGGGTCGAACTCTCCAGAGATTTGACCTCCCCGGGGGGCCTACGAGCCGCGCCGCACATTGCCGAAGCCGCCATCCTTCGCTGCGGTCTTCCTGCCGTGGCACGATGCGCACAGCGCCTGCCAGCGGCTGCGATCCCAGAACACCGTTTCGTTGCCATCGTGCGGATCGACGTGGTCGACGACGCTGGCCGGTCGGATCAGATCATGGCGCTCGCATTCCACGCACAGCGGATGATCGTGCAGGAAGGATGCGCGTTCTGTTCGCCAGCGCTTTGAGCGATAGAGCGCACGGGCCACCGGATTGCGCTGGCGGGCATAGTCCTGGTCACGCTCCCGCTTTTCGCGCCGGCCAACCGGGCGATGGATCGGCGGGCGGACAGGCATGGTGCTGATCTCGACGATGATGCTGATGACGATGGTGCTGGCAACGACAACGCCCGCGATGGATCGTCTCCGTCGCGGGCGCGCTGCTCTCCCGAGCATATCCAGAATCTACCCCAAACAAGCCGGTTTTGTCCGTTCGAAAACTGTCCGTCGAACAGAGTTCTATCCGGTTCTCACGCTTGCGACGCACAAGCCAGTTCGATCACCTTGCGCCTCGACAGGTTGCGATTGAACCGCCGCCGGTTGAGCTTCAGGGCAATGAGGCACAGCGCATAAAGCCAGTGTTCGTTGGCTGCGGACCGCTGAAGCCCGACCCGGCCGCAGATCGCCTTCCAGCGCCAACCATGGGCTTTCATCCAGACGATCCTGCCGTCAATCGGGTCAAGGCCGAAGGTCCAGGTCAGCGTTTCCTCCATCTGGCTGATGGCTGTGGGTGACGGCGTCAATCGCATCGGCTGGGGCTCCTGACCGACGAGGTCGGCGAACTCGTAGAAGTAATCCGGCCAGGTGTTGAAATATCCCTGCCGGCGCGGCGCCGGCAGACGGTTGAGAACTGCGGCGGCTTCTGCGAGCCGCCCCTCGACCATGCTCGGCGTCCAGCAGCTCATCGCACACCTCCCGCCGTTTCCGTCGCCCACAGCAACAGCGCGATGGCGTCGGCCTCGTTGTCGTCGGCGGGGCTGAAACCGCGGGCGCGAACAGCGGCAAGTACGGCCTCCTTGCCGGCGTTGCCCTTGCCGGTGGCGTGGCGTTTGATGGTGCCGACCGGCACACCCTGATAAGCGACACCCTTCCGTTCGCACCAGGATGTGAGCGTGGCGAGGAAACCGCCGTAAAGGTGAGCGGCATCAGTGCCGAGATGCCGACGGACCTCCTCGAAATAGATGGTGGCCATCGGCCCTGACAGCCGGTCGATCTCGCCCAGCCAGTTGGCAAAGCGCAGATAGCGCATGCCACCACCGTCGAAGCGGCCGGGACGCAGCGACAGCGTTCCGCTGGTGATCAGCCCGTCCGCATTGCGCAATGCCCAGCCGGTGGTCGTGCCAAGGTCGAGCGCGAGGACGCAGCGGTTGCGGAGCGTGTCGAGCGGCAGCGATTCAATCCTTGCGGCGTCGGATTTCTGGATCAGTGTCGGCTGAGCCATGATGGGTCTCCTTTGCCGGTGGCTTGTCGTGGCGGAAGATGACGGCGGTCTGGTGCTTGGCGGTACGGGGTCGCCGTCGTCGGATCAATTCTCGGGGCCAGACTTGAGCCCGAGAAATTTGCCCAGGGGTAGGTGGTGACACTCCCGCGCTTAGCGGGGAGGTCACCTACCCCTTTAGGGGGGAGTTTTCCGAATTCTGAAATCTGCTCCAAGGCTTTGATCTGAAACAGAATTTCCAGAATCCGGCGCAGAATCCGGAAAGAACTTTCCGGATTCTGGAAAGCACCTTCCAAACCACTGAAAACAAACAGGAAAAGCCAGATTTCAGATTCTGCGTGGGGAGCAGATTCCACGGATTCTGGCCAGAATCCGGAGCTTTTGACCCAGAATCCGGAATACGGATTGGCGTGTCTCATCATGCCTCGTCCTCCTCGTGATAGACCCAGACAGAGGAGTTCTCGACGGGAAGGACGGCACCGGTCTGCGGGCATTTGTAGTGGCTGGGCAGAACCGGGATGAGCTCCGGCGCGACCTCGCCCGTGTCGGGATCGACGGTCTCGCCACCTGTGCCGAACAGCATGCCCTCGACGCAGAGATAGCCGTACTTGCTCCGCTCCGCGGCCAAGCCGATCCGCGTGGCGGCGGGTCCGCGAATGAATTTCACGTTGCCTTTGGTCGCGAGAACGCTGAGCCGATCGTGGACAATGGTCCGTCCGCCGAGGCCCCCGGTATTCTCGAAGGCCTCTGAGAACTGCGCCAATGTGTAGAGCTTGCCGCGTCGTGCCTCCTCGTAGAGCAGGCCGAGGATCACATCGCCTTTGCGCACACGCTCGGCGTCATGCCTGGCGCCGACTTCGGCACGCGCCAGCCGCTCGTTCATCGGGTTGAGTTCGACCCATCGGCCGTTGACCTTGTCGACGAGTTTTGCCGGCAACGCCGGGCCATTGCGCAATTCGATTTCCAGTCGCCGTTGGGATGACTCTTCGTCGGGGCGGTGCAGGATGAGGCCGGTGGTGTAAAATCCACGCAGGGCGCTGGCACCTGAGAGCGCGAGAAACGGATCGTCCTTCACCTGTTGCTTGGAAAGCTTTTTGGTATGGTGGACGAGGACCACGCCGCAATCGGCATCGATGTGATCGCGCAGGACCTCGACGCGCTCTTTGAGGAAGAACATCATCGCGTCATTGTCGTTCTCGCCGCCGCCATCCGGCCCACCGTCGAAGAGGTTGCGGATCGGATCGATGCAGATGATGTCGACCGGATCGACCGGAAAGGCGCGCCGGATTGCTGCGGCGACACGCACGCTGCCCTCGTCATCGAGCAGCATCTGCAGCTTCGGAGTAGCGACAAGATTGTCGCGGGCGGCGGCGAGAATTTCCGGCGGCAGGCTTATGTGCTGCATGCGCTCGCGCAGATAATGATATTGGATCTCGGCCTGAAGGTAGAAGATCCGCAGCGGCCGTGGCGGGGTGAAGCCAAGGAAAGGCATGCCTGCCGCCATATGGACCAGAAGACTGATCAACAGGTCGCTCTTGCCGACTTTTGGCGCGCCGCCGAGCACCATGAGCCCACCTGGCGTCAGCACGCGCGGCGCGATGATGTCGGCAGGCATGGGGCTGGTATCGTCGAGCAAGGCGCCCAGCGTGAAGGCGGGCAGCTCGTTTGGCGCGGGTGCTGCACTGTCGAGGCGAATGAGCGGAGGCCCGTATTTCTCGACATGGATGGCCCAGAGCCGCTCGGATTCGCGCTTCAACCGCTCGACCGGCCACTGGGGGCGCAGCATGGCAGCGTTGTATTCGCAGATCGCCTGCCAGCCTTCGTCCTTCGACAGCCGGCCATCATGCACCATGCGGATGTAATGGCCGATCGCCGCCGAAGCACCCTCGAAGCGTGACCAGTCATCCTGGGCGCCCTCGCGCACCGGCGTCACCAGCACATCGGCGACAGCGGGCTTGTCGGGCGTCGAGAAGTCGGGCTGGAGCGAAATGCCCGGCGCGGGCGGCATGTCGGTGACGGCCTCGATGAATTCCTCGAGATCGTGCTCGAGGCCGGTGTTCAGCTCGACAATGCGCACCTGCGTCTTGAGGCTATTCTTGTAATAGACCGAGCCTGCCACCCGGATCGGCTGATGCGCCGAGCGGAAATGCGTATCGCCACCCATCTTGGCGGCGATGTCGCCGCGCAGACGGCAGACGCGGGCGATGTCATCGCCCTGGGCGGGCTCGTTCAGCTTCCACCAGACATGGGCCTTACGCTGGCCCTCGGGCGTCGCCCCGCCGCTTTCCACCACCATGGTCGGCGGCCCAAGATGGCGCTCGAGATGGGCGCGCTTGGCGGCAATGTCACCGGTGTCGATGTCGACGACCACCGTCTGCATCTGCAAGATGTCGACGGCCTTGGCCTGACCCTTGGTGGCGACCGTGCCGGGGATGACATAGACGGCAGCTCCTTCGCGGCCGGCCCATGCTGCGAAGGTCGCCATCTTGTCGGCAACCGTGCTGTCGGCCTCGATCCAGATATTGTGCGGGCGCCCGTCGAAGCCCTGACCCTTGTCGATGAAGCTGCGCACCGGGATCAGGCCTTCGCAATAGCCGAACACCACCTCCATGAACCGGGCGATCTGGTCGGGATCGGGCTCGTCGCCGAACACGTCGACCTGGCCAGGCGCATCATTGAAGTCGCGCCACGGGTTGAAATGAACGATCTCGCCGGTGGCAGGTACTTCCACCTCGCTATCCTGCAGGTGGATCTGCGGTTGATGGGGACCCTCGATCAGGGTGTCGTCGCGCTCGTCGCTCATGCCGGCAACCTCCAGCAGCGTTCAGCCCATGGGCAAAAGCGGCATTCGAAGAAATCCCGGGTGGTGGCGATGCGCGGCAGCAGCTCGCCAGCATCGGTTGCCTGCAGTATCCGCACGGCACGATCGCTGGCGGTCTGAGCGCGCCCAGCATCGAACGGCACCAACTCGTGGTGGAGCTCGGCGGTGTCTTTGTTGATGGCGGTGAACAGCGCCGGATTTGTCGCGATGCCGGGAACCTGCGGTTCCATGTAGGCCTGATAGACCGCGATCTGGGCGGCATAGACGGGCTTTGACTTCGCCACGCCCTCCTTGACGCAGGCGCGCCAGTTCTTTGCGTTCATGGTCTTGCATTCCCACAGCGCGGGAACGGCGAAGCCAAAACCTTGTGGCCCGGCAGCAATGATGCCGTCGACATGACCGCGGATGCGTCCGCCTGCGACAGAAAAGCCGAACTGTTCGCCGTCGGGTCGGTTGCCCTTGCGCGTATAGAGATCGAAGCCGGCGGCGCGCAGCCACTGGATAGCCAGATCCTCGAGCTGGTGACCGATGGCGAAGATGCGCAGCGTCTGGCCGGTAAAGCCGGCGCCGTCGTCCTTGGGCGTCGCCGTAAACTCGAACTGCAGGGCGCGCTCGCAGGCAACACCGAGACGAGAGCCGCCAAGGTAATCGCGCGGCGGCGTGGCCTCGTTCTCGGCGACAAGTGCTGCATCGATGGCTGTGTTGATGTGGTCGGCGAAGCCCGGGCGGCGATTATAGTCCAGCATGATCGCCTCCCTCGTAGCGACGGTGCGCGCGCCCGTGGCAGATCGAGCACAGCCATTCGACAGCGAGTGGCTGCGAATAGTCGTGGTGGTGAGCTTCGAGTTCGGTCACACAGCCGCAGCGCTGGCACCAGACGGGCACGATGATCCGGCAGCTCAGAATCGCTTTCCTGACAATGCAGTGGGCACGGTGCTTTTCGGCATGCCGCGTGCGGTATCGGCGTTGTGCTTCGCGATGTCGCTTCGGATCCCTGCAGTTCTGAGCATAGATTCGTTGGTACTCACGCCGGCAATCTCGACACCAGCTCTGTCGACCGTCCGCGCTCAGCTTCCGACGACCAAATTCGCCGAGGTCCTTTTCGACGCCACATTTTGTGCAGAGTTTCATCAGAACGGCACCTCCGGAACGAGGGTGGGATTGGCGGCGGCGTGTTCCCGAAGCGCGTCCTGGAAACCGGTGGCGGTCACCTCGATCAGGGTCAGCACCTGCTGTTCGGAAAGATCGGCAAGCCGGGTCTGCCAGCCGATCTCCTCCATGATCTCGGCGACCGGCTTCATGGCACTGCGGATCGCTGCCTGTTCGGCTTCGGTCGGGTCGATCATCATGCCGCCCTCGCCAGGTCCTGTCCGTCCGCACCGAAGACGAGGCTGCGGATGGCGGCGCGGTTGAACTGGAAGGAGAGCAGCGCCGAAGCCTGATAGCGGGTCAGCCCGAAATCATGCCGGTAGTCGGCCGGAAGGTACGCCAGCTGCCGGTCGGTGGGCGGTTGCGACAACCAGCGCCGTGTCTTGTGGGCGCTCTCATCGGATTCGTGCTCGTTCAGCCAGTCGTCAGCGGCGGCCAGACACACCATGCGCTCACCGATCGAGAGCAGGCGCGGCTCGATCCCTTTCGCCGCGCCGACCGCGTACCAGCGGCCACTGAGGAAAAAGACACCGGCCCACGCGGAGAAACCGTTGGCCATCAATGCGGCGTCGTCACCGAACAGATCGCACCAGCGGAAGCTGGAGCGCTTGAGGAGATCGATCTCCGACATCACAAAATCGGTGAGCGGAATGTCGCCAATGTCATCGTCGATGTTTTCGAAGACGAAACCGCAGAGCGGACATTCCTGACAGCCGAGCGGGATGTCCCCATCGCATTGCGGGCAGCATTTGGTCGGTACATCGCCGGACGCTTCGTGCCCGACGAGATCGACCTCCTGCTCGAGCGAGCCGTACATCAGGCTGGACGTGCCGAAATCGAGCACGATGCAGTCGGTCTTGATAACGCCCGGATGCTCCTCGGGCGAGACTGTGCGCAAGCCCCGCCCGACCATCTGGATCATTGTCGATTTGAAGGAGCTCGGCCGCAGCAACACCACGCAGGACGTCGGCGGATGATCCCAACCTTCGGTCAGCACCGCGACATTGACGACGATCCGCAATTCGCCGGCGGCATAGGCGGCAAGCACCGATTTGCGCTCGCTATCCCCCATCTCGCCATGGACGAGACCTGCGGCAATGCCGGCGGCCTTGAAGGCGTCGGCAACGCTACGGGCATGGTCGACCGTCGAGCAGAACACCACGGTCTGCCGATCGGCGGCCTTGTCCTTCCAGTGCTGGACGACTGCATCGGTGACCGGGGCGCAGTTCATGATGCGCTCGACCTCGCCCATGTCGAAATCGCTGGCGGTCTTGCGCACCCTGGCCAGTTCGTCCTTGACGCCGACGTCGATGACGAAGGTACGGGGCGGCACCAGATGCCCCGAACGGATCAATTCGCCAATGCGGATCTGGTCGGCAACGTTGGAGAAGACCTCGTGAAGACCCTTGCGATCACCACGGTTGGGTGTTGCGGTGACACCGAAGATGCGGCAGGCGGGATTGCGCTTGAACGCCTCATCAATGATACGGCGGTAGCTGTCGGCCGTGGCGTGATGCGCCTCATCGATGACCAGCAGATCGAGCGTGGGCATGGCGGAAAGGTTGGTGCTGCGCGACAAGGTCTGCACCATGGCGAAGGTGACCCGGCCATTCCAGGATTTGTGACTGGCATCGACCACCGAGGTGGTAATGGCAGGATTGACGCGGGCGAACTTCTGCCGGTTCTGAACGGTCAGTTCGTCGCGATGGGCGAGAACGGCTGCCTTTGCATCAGTACCGCCGATCATCTTCCCGGCGACGGCCGACAACATGATGGTCTTGCCGGCGCCGGTCGGCGCAACGCCGAGCGTATTGGCGTGGGTGTCGAGCGCAGACAGGCTACGCTCGACAAAGAGTATCTGGCGAGGACGAAGCAACATGGCCGGGCCCTCTCTCTATTGTGCCCATGACGGGCGCGCCGAGGGCGCCGTGCTCTGCTGCCTGGCCTCGGCATAGGCATTGCCCTGCGGCGAGCCAGCCTGTGCCGCGCTGGTCTGCGGCGCAGCCCGGACCATGCCCATGATTGCGGCATAGTCCTTGTGGTCGGGCGTCACGGCAGCACGGACTTCGTTTTTGTCGTCACCATTGGCATCCGTGCCAATGTCGATGCGAGCGACGAACTCCAGGCCATCGAGATCGGCAAAGCCCGAGATGCGGCGCGCGACCTGTGCCGCCTCGCTCATGTCCTTGTCGGAAAGGCCGCGGGCGGAGTTGAGCATGCCCCGGACAAAAGCCCGACCCATATTGGCCCAATCGGGACCCTTGGGGCTGTAAAGGCCGATCAGCGTGAAGATCTTGCGGCGGGCATACGGACCTTCCAAGACGGTGAATTCGCCATTGAGATAGACAGAACCGGTCGAGCCGCGCGTGGCATAGCCGCCGGTCCAGCCCTGCGAGGGGTCATCGAAACCGCCCGGGCGGATGGTCAGACGCACCTTGGCCAGAGTGCCCTTCGGGATCAGGTTGGTGTTGGTCTGTGCGTCGTTGAAATCGTTCCATGCCGACATGGGTCAGGCTCCTTGTTCTTGAGCTGCGGAGGAGGATTGGGTGGAGGCGGCTGTCGCCGGCGCGGCGAAAGCCTGGCGCGCGGCGTTGCGGATCTTGTCCATCAGCCGGCCGAGATCCGGCTGTTCGATCATGTCGAGCCGGCCGGAGCGGTCCTTGGCGGGAAAGCCGAAGGGGTTGAGCGTCTGGCAGACGAAAGCGCGGTAGGGCTCACCCTCATCGTCCTTCAGCTCGACCATGCTGATGACTTCATCGACGATGCCGGGCAGTTCGAGGCCGGTCTTGGCGCCCTCGATCTGCGGCACGAAGATCTTGCGATTGAAGTCGTCGAGCTTCTCGTCGAGGATGCCGACGAACCAGATGTTCTTCGAACGCGTGTGCTGCAGGTGGGTCAGCCAGGCGATCATCTCGCGGCCATGCAGACCGTAGGCGCCGCGAATGTCGGGCTTGCCGGTCTTGTCGGAGAACGCTTCCGGCTGGCCCTTGGCCCACTGGAAGCACAGGCGCCCTGCGACCGTGATCGAGTCGATGAACACCGTCTGATAGCGATCGAGCTGACCCGGATCGCCGAGCTGCTCGACGACGGCGTCGTAGTGCGCCTGGCTGTAGGGCTGGTCGTCGCGCAACGCCGGGTTGGGGCCGCCGATGAAGACGGCGAAGTCGCGGCACTGGTCCCAGGTCTTGGGCCGGATGGTGTCGCCGGCCCAACCCTCGATGGCGAGATCGCCAGCTTCCAGGTCCATGAACAGCGTGGTGGCCGGGTTGAGCGTCCACAACAGCGAGGTCTTGCCGATGCCGGACTTGCCGAAGATGCAGCCCTTGATGCTGCGCGGCGCTGCCATCCGCTCGTCGATGGTGATGACGGGGAGGGCCATTATTTGCCCTCCTTCGTGGCTATCACCACGTCGATGGCAATGTCGGTGCCTAGGGCGCCGGCCTTGCGTGCTTCGTCATGGATGATGCGCACCGCCTCGATCTCGCGATAAAGGGCGGATGACCGTTCAATGAGGCCCAGCAGGGCGAAGGCGAGATCGTCGACGGTGCTGGTCTCGATCGGCTTCAGCGTCTCGTCGCGACCAGCGAGCGCCGGGACACGGACGACGGCAGGGAGCTTGTCGAGACCGTAGTGGTGCTCGCGCAAGGCGGCGATCTTGGTGATGCGGTTGGAAATCGTCATCACCGCCCCCTACGCCGAAGCCTGATGGCGGCGGCCGGGCGTGCTCTGGCGGATCTGTTCCGCCTCAAACGCCTCTACATCTTCAAGGCGATAGACGACGCGACCACCGAGCTTGACGAATTGCGGGCCTTCACCCGTCCAGCGCCAGCGTTCCAATGTGCGATGTGAAATGTTCCAGCGAGCAGCGAGCTCGATCTGGGAGAGGTGCCTGGTAGACATCCGTTTCTCCTTGGGTTTCGTTCGAAGACCCGAGGAGATTGGTGGACGGGCAGAGAGAAAACCGACCCGGTCAGAGAGAGAAAAACAGAGAGAAATTCGTCAGAGGTCGAAACCCCAGAGCCCGCCCTCGGATTTCAGATAGGGCGCGAGCTCCGCCCATTTTTGAGCGCCAAATGCCTGGCGCAGCGTCTTCACGCTGGGCGCTGCATCATTGAGCAATTCACTAGCCCTGTATCGTCTTCGGCTCTTGAAGCCGGCGACAAGCTTACGAATTATCGTGATGTGGGTGTCTGACCTGAATTCAATCGTGACGGTTCCGTTGATGGTCAGTTTCCGTCCGTCCGGTGTCAGATGAAGCCTCTCCTGCACGTCAATAGGAGATGTGCCGTCCAGACGTGCCGTGAGAATATCGGGCCTGATGGCGAGGCCCGCGCCAAAATCGATCACGTCCCTGACGGAGACAACAAGGTGACCGGGGATTGGCTGGTCCGACAGACGGGCGGAAGGTGTGCTGGTCAGGATGACCCGAATCTGCATGATAGGCCGTCGCGCGGCAGCGTCGGCAATCTGCCGCCAAACGGCTGGGTCGTATAGGCGGCGGGCGAACCAGATCGATGTGCGTGTCTTGCGGCGGCCGATGCGGGCATCGCCCACTTCCCACAGCATGTTTGGGATCAGCGCCGTCGCACCGCTACGGGATGCGAGATCGAACTGGACCATCATCTGAGCCAGAAATACCGAATAGTTGACGCCGAAAACGGCCAAGCGCTCATTGGGAACGGTAATCCAGCCCTCAGCCGGGCTGAAATATCCATAGCCTTCGTGCTCGGCGGACCAAGTCAGCGAAACCGGCTCGTCGTCATGATCAGCCAGCGAAACGGCCACCGGAAGGTGGCCGCACGGTTTGAGAAGATTGGCGGCAAGCAGCGCCGCCTCCTGTTTCGGATGGTAGTCCGAAAGCAACGTCCCGGAGATCCTTGCGCTCGGGCTTTCCAGGACCGACAGGATCAACTCGACGGCCTGGCGATCAATCGGTGTCGCCACTTTCCACCTCGGAGAGAATGCCCCAGCGCCGCAGATATTTTTCGCCGATCAGTTGCTCTGCCTCGGTCTGCTCTCTCAGATTGCAGCCCGACATTGTAATCGTCAGGGGGATTGTCTTTCCACGCCTTGCTTCGCCCTTGGGGCGTAGTTTGATGGTGAGCTTCGCCTGCGTCGCCCGCCATCCGCCAACAAGAGGGTCATGAGGACCGAACCGTTCGGTCGCCATGCTCCAGATGGTGCGATCAGCGTTCCGCAGGCATTCGAGCGTCAAGCGCTCCCCATTGTTCTCGAACGGAACCAGGCGGAGCAGCTTCACATCCACGGACTCGATCCCGTCTTCAGGATCGGTTGCGAATTCGTGGGGTGTGAGCAAGACGTCGAGATCATATTTGCGAAGTGGAACCTTCTGGCCTCGAAACTCAATGCCGAGCAGGTCGCGGGTCAGGAAGTGGGCCAGTTCAGCGCGACTCTCGCCGACGTTTGCCACAACCTCGATCACGCCGGTTGCGGGTTCATAGGTCAGTGCCGCCTCAAAGACCGGGCGATACGGGCGGCGCTCCAGCACGCCGGCATTGTTGAAGGCGAACCGGTCGTCAGGCAGGCCCTCGCGGTAGATCGCGATCTGAATGATCTCGAAATCGGTGCCATCAGAGATCGAACGCGTCCGTTCAAAAATATCGACATGCACATTGTTCGATGCAAAGCGTATCCGCAGTGCCGCCGTGAAAGCCTCGAGCGATGCCGCATCTTGGCGTAGGTCACGTCCTGGCATGCTGACGAAGCCATCCCAATATCGTCCGCGGCGCTTCTCATCGGTGTAGCGCGCCTCTTCTGCCCGACGAAATTCCGTCGGCTTTTTCAGAAAAATCCACAAGGCGCGTGCGTGGCCGTTGCCGAGATCATCAAGTACGGCGCGATCGTCGATCACGCCGTAGAGGGCAACCTGCCCAACCTCATCGGCCATTGCGTTGACACGCTCAGCATCGATTCTCACGCGGGAACGGGCTTCGTCCGACATTTCGTCGACAGCTTGAAGAAGGGGTCGCACGACATCGGCGTCCGGCGCGCTCCAGTTGACGGCGATCGGCAGATCGACTCCGGTGTGCTCGAAATAGGTGCGCAGGGACGAGACGGGGGTCTTGCGAATGAACGCAGCAATCGAAGGCATATCTGCTCCTTTTCAGCGTTTGGCGCATCGCACGCCAATCTGCTAAAGAGCGTAGTGTGCAGGCCATCGGAGTCAATCGCAAAAATACGCCATTCAGCGGATTAACGGGGAAAACTCAGAGCGACAGTGTGGATTGCTGCGAAATGCCCACCAGCAGATTCAATGCCTGAAGGCGAACCCGCGCGGCTTCTTCCGACACCTGGAACTCATCCTTGAGCGAATGAACGAGGATCTGACCGTGATCCGACTTGAGCTCGACTGCGCCAAGGATGCCCTGCGGCGTGCAATATTCGTCGACCAGCTTTCGGACAGCTGAAACAGGCATCAGGATGGCGCCGCTGACATAACCTGCCTGCCATTCCATCCAGTCGTTCTGGCGCGCATTCAGGATGGTGTCGCGCTTGCAGATCGCCTTGTTGTCATTTTCTTCCTCGACTGCGAACAGATCGCCGGTGGACAGCTTCTCTGCCCACAGATGCCGGTGGAAACGGACATGGCCGAACTCATGCGCAAGCGTGGTGCGAAGCCGGTTCTCGCGGCGGGGATCATTTGCCAGCCGGTCGGAGATCATCACGTCCGGCTCCCGTTCAGCGTAGAAAGCCGTTACGCCCTCGACATCATCGCCATAATTGGAAAGGTCGACGCACGAATCGAGGTCGGCTCCCTCCATCTCGATCAGCACAGACAGCTCATCGGTGGTGATGGGAAAGCGGATCGCACCGTGGCGGATGGTCAAGAAGCCCGTGACGATCTGCTCGCATTCACGGTCCAGCTCCTCAGCGAGATAATAAGGGCGTTGCGCAAAGCGACCAGACGCATCACGAACCATCTTGACCATGCCCGGATTACCTCTTTGCTACCGTCTTTCGGAAATTCATGAAGGCCACGCCAGCTTCGACGGGATCAGCAACGTCGCGGCGAACATCGTCCGGTATCTTTCCGGCAAGAACGAATAGCGTATTTTCGTCCATGTCGAGGACAACGGCAAATTGCCGAATCAGATGATCCGAGGTGGGGCTTCGCCGGTCGTGCTCGATGTCGTTGAGATATTGCGGTGAGATGGCCCTGCCATCTTCTTCCTTCAGAATACGGCCAGCCAGATCCTTCTGGCTTAGCGCCTTCTCTTTTCTGGCTTTGGCGATCGACTGTCCGAACGTCGCAATAGCCGATGTCATCTTGATCGCATGGCGGTCACCATTCCCTCTCGTTATCACGCATTTATGCGGATTGACGTAGAGCGGAACGCGATGGCCGTCAATCACACGTTTTGTGTCGCGGCCAGTCCGGCAACACCAGAGAGCTGATTCGCATTCTGGCACTGCCACCCGCCCAGCATTGATGCCGACGGCCGTGTTTTCCGACGGTGTTGTGAAGCGCAGTCGTACGAATGATTTCGCGCTCATTAGACAAGTATCTGAATTCGCTTGTGCTTTCCAATTTCGCACCTACCGTTTGCTGATCAGGATTGATTGCGAACGGTCTCATGCACGACATTTCCTCCACCCCGAACCCCTTGTCACCTGACCGCATGACGGCCGATGAGCGGCTTGCCGAAGTCGGCCGGATTCTCGCCGCCGGGCTGAGGCGCATCCTGCCCGAACAATCCAGTCATTTATCTGCCGCCGGCAGAGACAGTTCATTCGACATTCTCGCCCTCAAACGCTGTGTTGGTCGTCGCAAACCGAGCAACCGAGTTGGAGTGCAATGATGTTGAAAGCGACGAAACGGGCGGGGCCCGGACCGAAACGACAGCGCGAGGGTGCCGCCGCTGATGCATCGGTGTTGGCCAGGCTGGCAGCGCTGAAGCGCATGTCGGTCAGGGAACTGAAGGCCGAGTGGGAGGCGCTGTTCGCCGCACCGGCGCCAAACAACAGCCGTGGCTATCTCGAGTTGCGACTGGCCTGGCGCGTCCAGGAACTGGCGCTTGGCGGACTTTCGCGCGAGACGCGCAAGATGCTGGATCTGTTGGCCGACGAGATCGACGGCGTATCCGATCGTAAAGCAATCATCGCCGATCCGCGCAATCCGGTCATCGGCACGCGGCTGGTTCGGGAGTGGGATGGTGTCGAGCACACGGTCACTGTGCTGCGCGATGGCTTCGAGTGGCAAGGGAGACGGTTCAAATCGCTATCTGCTGCTGCGCGCGCGATCACCGGCAGCAACTGGAATGGCTATCGGTTCTTTGGTCTTGGCAATGCGCGCAGGAGTGAACGATGAATATTCAACAGCCCCAGCGCCGCTTGCGCTGCGCGATCTACACGCGCAAATCTTCCGAGGAAGGCCTCGAGATGGAGTTCAACTCGCTCGATGCCCAGCGTGAGTCCTGTGAGGCCTATATCGCCAGCCAGCGCTCGGAAGGGTTCGCTGCCATTCGTGAACGCTATGACGATGGCGGCCACTCCGGCGGCACGCTGGAGCGACCCGCATTGCAGCGACTGCTGGCCGATGTCGAGGCAGGACTGATCGACGTCATCGTTGTTTACAAGATTGACCGGCTGTCGCGATCGCTGATGGATTTTTCCAAGCTGGTCGAGATTTTTGAACGCAATCAGGTGACGTTCGTATCGGTCACCCAGTCCTTCAACACCACGACGTCGATGGGACGTCTGACGCTCAACATCCTGCTGTCCTTCGCGCAATTCGAGCGCGAGGTGATTGGCGAACGCATTCGCGACAAATTCGCAGCTTCTCGCAAGAAGGGCATGTGGATGGGTGGCTATGTCCCGCTTGGCTATGATGTCCACGACCGGAAACTGGTGATCAATGAAGAGGAGGCCAAAACGGTCAGGATGATCTTCGAGCGCTTTGTGGCAATTGGATCGGCTACCACGCTGGCGAAGGCGCTGGCGGCCGAGGGCGTCGTCAACAAACGCGGCAGGCTGATCGACAAGGGCTTTCTCTACAAGCTGATCAACAATCGCATCTATATCGGCGAGGCCGTTCACAAGGGGACCAGTTATCCGGGCGAGCATGAGGCAATCATCGATCGCGAGTTATGGGAAGCGGTCCATTCGATCCTGAAGACCAGCCCTCGGCTGCGTGCTGCCGCGTCGAGAAACCAGACACCGGCGATGCTGAAGGGGCTGATTTTTACTGACACCGGCGCTGCAATGACGCCAACCGCGACGAAAAAGGGCAGCAAGCTCTATCGTTACTATACCTCGATGGACCTGATCCGGAACCGCCCCACCGATGCGGAAGGACCGCAACGGTTTCCTGCCGCGATGGTTGAGGATGCAGTTGTCGGCGAAATCCGTCGCATGATCGCCACACCTGAAATCCGAGCGCGAGCACTTGCCGCCCTGAAATCGGACATGCCGGACCTTGATGACAAGGCAGTGATTGCTGCGCTTGATGATTTCGACACGCTCTGGGCTTCGCTGTTTCCGGCCGAGCAGATGCGGATTGTTCAGTTGCTCGTGGCGCGCGTTACGGTTGGCGCATCAGGCCTTGCCGTCGATCTGCGTCATGACGGCATCAGCACGCTGGCGCGTCAGATATTGGAACCGCAGATGGAAAAGGACGCGGCATGAAGGAAAACACCATCCGCGTAGTCATCCCACTCTCTGTTCGCCGGAAGAACGGTCGTCCGAAAATCCTGCCACCAGCAGATCATGCGTCGACCGAGGCGCGGGTGCAGGACGCGCATGTGCTGCGCGCTATAGCTCGCGCCTGGAACTGGCGGCGCAGGATCGAACGCGGCGAGGCCTCGACCATCGCCGACATTGCCGACGCCGACAATGTCAGCGATCGCTTTGTCAGCCGGATGATGCGGCTGGCCTATCTTGCCCCGGACGTGCTGGAAAAGCTGCTCATCCACCGAACTCCGCCAGCGTTGTCGCTCAACAATCTGATGGTTGTCGCAGAGCGGCCGTGGTCAGAGCAGATGGAAGCGGTGTTCGGCACGTCATTAGGTTCTCTGCAGTTGAGCCGCCGCAGCTGATCGCCGCTTGGCGAACTTGTTGGTTGGCCTCCTGGGACTATTCCGCACCCAAGTCGGACAGCCTGAGCATGTCAGCCTGCTTCCTACCCTTAATGCCTCTGCGATCAGCAGAGCAAGCTCCCTAGCGGCTGGATACCGGAGATACGCTGATCGCATCCCCATGCCTATCCATTATCCCATGGTCGGATCGGTGAAGCTGGCTTGCACTTCACTCAATAGGTGATGCTAGTCAGAACCACGTAAAGGATCGTGGCGGCCAAGCCACCGACCATCAGTATCAGGAACCAGAGGGACGGTTCCGTTCTTATTCGATCAAGATATCGCATCGGATGCTGCCTTTTCGAGTAGAGCACATGCACCTCAGATCAGCCTGTTGTCCTCGGCCTTCTGGCGGGCGCGGCGGCGGGTGCCGTCGGTATCCGATTTTCGGCGCCGTTCAGCCGCCGCCTTGCGGATCTGCTCGAAGCGATTTTCTTCGATCTGCTTGAACGTCGGCTGCGTATCTGTCTTCTTCCCAAACAAGATCAT